GAAAACCAAATGGAAGTTGACATGGATCTGAGCATATACAGGAATATTTTCATGGGTGGTTTGAAAAGGGCAAATGATGAAAAAAATATGTACTTCCAAGCCACGGAAGATTCAGAGTTTGTCCACAATTGCAAACTGTATGGCGCAAACGGTGCTTCTGTCACTTCAATTGGTTGTTGGGATAGTGCAAGGGCGCATGGTATATGGCGGTATTTGAGCAGCACACAGAATCTTGTCTTTGATGCCAATGTGAAGGTGACAAGGGCAAATGGCGGTGATGAATTTGTGACAAGTGATCCTGTGACACATGGAAACCGAACAGGAAAAGTGCATTTTTCCAATGGCTTTCTGATTCAGTGGGGAAATGTATCAATCACACCTGTTGCAAATACACCAACAGCAGAAGCGGTGAAATTTGATGTTTCGTACACAGATGCACCTTGCGTATTTGTTACGGCATATTCAACGGTTCCCGGAACTTCTATTTCAGGTGTTGCTTCGGCAAACATTACAACAACAGGCTTCAATGCTTATGTCACAAGAAATGGTGCCACAAATACAGGCATCATGTGGGTTGCAATAGGTTATAAGGCATAAAAATATTATACAAAAGAAAGGGATAACATCATGGAAACAGTAATTGCAGCAGGTATTGGGGGTGCAGTCACTCTCATTGTATGTATCATCAATAATCACTATACACACAGAAAGACCTTGGAAGCTTATAAGATGCAGACAATGGAATCTGAAGCCAAACAGCAACAGACCATTGCCATCATAGAATATAAGCTTGACGAACTGACAAGGGAAGTCCGGGAGCATAACAACTTTGCTAGAAGGATGCCTGTTGTGGAAGAACAGATAAAAGTTATCAATCACAGGATTTCAGATTTGGAAGCACAATGATTGGGAAAGGGCAGGGATGATTTCTCTGCCTTTTCTTATTGACATTTTATTCCAATGGTGCAATTATTATTTTACTATAATAGTTGCAAAGGAGAAGGAGAAAATGTTTTTTGTATGCTTATTTTTTGGGTATTTTGGGATTCACAAATTCATTGAGAAGAAAACAAAGATGGGTGTGCTTTACTTATTCACTGTTGGTTTGCTCGGTATAGGTTGGATATATGACACTATTACTTATGCAAGAAATAAACAATTTGGATTTCAAGCACAATCAATCCGTAAGAGATTGGAAGAAGGTGAGCCTTTGCCAATTGTTGATTCAAACCTGATTCTTGGTGAAAATGAAGTGTGCCATTATTTTGGCAGAGTGGAACACCGGATTGTAAAAAACAGAGTAATTGGACACAAAGCAGATACAGCAGGTGTAAGTTTGCGTGTTGCTAAAGGTGTAACGATTCGCAAGGGTGGCGCAAAAGGGGCTGCAATCCGTGGTGATGTGGTAGAAAAGACACCGGGGAAATTGACTGTTACGAATCAGCGCATTGTGTTTGGTTCTACTAAGGCAAACTTTGAAAAGAAGTTGTCTGCCATCACATCTATAACACCGTATACAGATGGTGTTGAAATTCAGTTTGGTGCGAATGCTTATCAATTTGTAACACCTGAAGGCGAATACATAAATGATATTTTAAGAAGGTTGCTATAAGAATAAAAAAAGGGCAGAAATGAATCTGCCCTTCCTTTTGCTTTAATATATCACCTGTGGTGCCTTGATTTCTGCAAGTAATGCTTCAATGGTTGCTGCCTGAATTATATATTGCAAGGCATCTGTTGCATCATTACTTTCTTTGTGCATTTGAAGGCAATATGCCATTTCTTTTTCCAAGTATTCAATGATTTCCTTTGTGTTTTTCATTTGCGATCCATCCCTTCAGATTTGTTTTTGTTCTGTTTAAACCTTCTTGAATTTGGTCTTTCCTTGCGCTTCATTCTTATGTCATGCAACCAATCATGGAAGGTGCCATTTGCAATCATTTCATCAGCCATTTTCCTCATTGCTTTACCTTCAACTATTGTGTCATAATTGCCTATATGGTATTTCTTTCCATCCACAACAATTGCGAGTGTGTAGCATTTCAAAGATTCTCTGTATGACAATCCTCTGACACCTGTTTTGTTCCGTACAACATCATTGCCAATACCTGTTGATATTATCGTTTTACCATCTTCAATGCGTATTCTCATATCAATTCTCCTTTGTGTGCTATCCGTTACAATATCCAAGGATGGTTAAAACCATGCAAAGAACTTGTAACGGATAGATAGTATTGAACACATTGGATTCTAATGCCCTAAAACATTAGAAATTCCAATGTATAATCACATCTTCATTATCAATGATTATCTTTTCAATTAATTCATTTAGCATGATATTCACTGTGTAGGAATCCTTTTCATCAATGGCGGTTTTCAATTCATCCACCATGTTGAACACTTCCTGCTTGTCTTTTCGGTAGGTATTGCTTTTGAGTTTTTCAAGGGTGCCTTCTAAGGAATTGCGCTTTTCATTCAGCGGTTCAATTTTTTCTTTTATGTCATTCATGTTGATGGTGCCGAGTGCGTACAAATCCATCAGGTTTGAAATCTGTTTCTTAATATCACCAAGTTGTTTTTCAATCATTCTTGCCTTCTCTGATTCATCAACACTTGTGTGTATCTTGCCAATGTATTCAGGTTCAACTTTCAATTTGAATACTTCATCAAGGATAATCTTTTCTAAATCACGGTCACGGTATGTCTTGTTTTTGCAATTTGCATCTTTTATCATTTCTTTGTTGCTTTTTTCCCTTGAATAGCAGATATAATATGCCCTTGCTGTGCCATCCTTGTTTCTGCCACCTTGCCTATAATGGTATCTTGCACCACAGCAAGCGCACCAAGGCAGACCACCAAGAGGGGATTTGTACCTTCTTCCTTGTTTCATGTGTTCATTTGCCTTTTCACGCTCTGCAAGAATTACCTGCGCTCTTTCCCAAGTTTTCATATCAACAATTGGTTGGTGTCCACCATCCACCCATTCATCAAGGTATTTCAGCTTGCCAATATAGGTTTGATTTTCAAGCATCTTTCTGATTCTTGTTTCATTCCATTTCCCTTTGCCTTTGCCCTTGCCAATGCTTGTTTCAAATCCCTGTTCATTCATGATGTTCATAATGGCATATATAGGTGTTCTCTGATTGAATAATTTGAAAACTTCACGCACCTGCATGGCATCATATTCATTGATTTCAAGAAAACCGGTTTCTTCATTGTAATCATATCCTGTTGGATAGTAAGCACCACCACGATACTTTCCTTCTTTTGCCCTTCCGTGTTTTCCTTCCTTCATTCTTTCCTTGATGCGTTCCCTTTCCAATTCTGCGAACACTGCAAGAATACCAATCATTGCCCTTCCAAATGGTGTGGAAGTATCAAATGCTTCTGCCCTTGAAACAAAGGCGCAATCATTTGGCATGAATATCTTCTGAATCATGTATAGTGTGTCAAACTGACTTCTTGAAAGTCTGTCCAATTTGTCCACAAGCACAATGTCAGCATTTCCATTTTCGATTTCTGAAATCATTTCCTTCAATCCCGGTCTTTCCATGTTTCCACCTGAATATCCGGGATCAATGTACACTTTTATAACTTCCCATCCCATTGCTTCACAATACTTTATCAGTCTTTCTTCCTGTTCACCAAGGGAATATCCTTCTTCAGCCTGTTCAATTGTTGAAACACTGATATATATAAACACACGTTTTTTCACTATAATTTCACCCACTTTGTAGAATTTTAAAAATATTTGGCAACCTTTTCTTGTTGTGTTATGACACACCACATTTTATAATAAATGTATAGGCAACACAGAACATATATTCTCATGTTGAAAGGGCTGCATTTATGAAAGAGGAATACATAAAACAAATTGTTGAACTATTGAAACAGTGCAATGATGTTTCATTGCTTGACTTAATTTTGCAGTTACTTACGAAAAGCAGATAACATCTGTTTTACACCAAGAATTTTATCCTGATCCAATTCATTCAGGGTTTCAACTAGAGATAAAAAGTCGGCATCTGTCCGAAGCCTTATTATGACATCAGCAATGGTGTCATTTTTTTCTTGCATTTCTTTTCTTTCCTCTGACTTTTCTTCAATCAAATCAGATTTTAATATTCCAAAATAATCTGCAAGTATTTCAATCTTATCAATCCTTGGATATTTCTTAGCTTTTATCCAATCATTCATGGTTGGTGCGGAAACACCTACAATTTCAGCCAATTCCTTTTGCGTTTTGCCCTTGCGTTCCATGTAATAACGTAGGTTTTTTGCAAATACTTCCTTTGACCATATTGCCATATTCATTCACCACCTTTCATTTGTATAAGTAGATTTTACACCATATTAGCTAAAAAGTAAATTAAAAACATCAAAAAATTAGTTTTTAGCTATTGACAAAATTATTTTAATATAGTATTCTAAATTCGGCGGTTAGCTAAAAGCTAATTAAAATACAGGAAAGGAAGGTATAAACAATGTCAAATATCACATTGAAAGCAGCAAGAGTGAATGCAGGCTTCACACAAGCAGAAGTTGCTGAAAAGCTTGGGGTTGCCGTTTCCACAGTGAGAAATTGGGAAACAGGCGCAACATTCCCCAAACAGCCTGCAATTGAAAAAATGTGCGATTTGTATGGTGTTTCATATGACAACATCAGATTCAATGTATAAGCATATTTTTTTTGATTAACGATTAGCTAAAAGCTAATAGAAAGGAATGAAGGATGGCGGTTATACACATTTTTAAGGATGGCACTACAAAAACAGAATTGAAGGATGTGTATGTGCCAAAGGAAGTAGTGCAAAGAGTTGTTGCCATTGCAAGAAGAAAGGAAAAGCATGAAACGAAAAAATAATCTGTTAAGTATTGCTATTGGAGCATTAATAGGAACACTGTTTTCTGCCTATGCTGCGGAGCAACAAAGCTTGGCTGTGGATGCCAAATACATAGAACCAAAGCAGATTGTTGTAATCAGGATGGCAGAGGTTGAAGAAGCAGAATCCCCGGAAGAAGTGATTCAGGAAAAAACAGAATACTTTGATGTTCCGCTGTCAGAGGAATTGCAAGACCACATCTTTGCAGAGTGTGAGAATTACAACATAGCACCTGCAATTGTGATTTCAATGATAGCACAGGAAAGTAATTATGATGCTTCTGCGGTTGGTGACAATGGCAATTCACAAGGGCTGATGCAGATTCAAAAGAAGTGGCATGAAGAACGGATGGAAAAGCTTGGATGCACAGATTTACTTGATCCATTTCAGAACATCACCGTTGGCATTGATTACTTGGCAGAACTGAAGGGCAGAAATTCAGATTTGTATTGGGTGCTGATGGCTTACAATGGCGGTTCCCGGTATGCCAACAAAAGAATTGAAACAGGCAATATCAGCAATTATGCACTTGAAGTAGTTGAAAGGGCAGAAGAATTAGAAGGAAGGTGGAACAATGGAAATTGATTTGATTTATGGTGGTCTTGCCACTTTGGAAGATTTGTGCAGGCTGAATGAATTGGGTTATGAATTTGTGATTGAGGATGGGAAAATTACAGATGTTTTGTATGGATGAGTTCAAAGATATAGAAGGTTTTGAAGGCAAATATCAAATCAGCAATAACGGAAAAGTAAGAAATAATAGAGGACACATTTTGATGCCTTATAAAACGAAAAAAGGCTATCAAAAGGTTGATTTGTGGAAAAATCACAAAAAGAAAGTTTGTTATATTCACAGGTTGGTTGCTGAAGCATTTATACCGAATCCCAAAAGCCTACCACAAGTTAATCATATGGATGGAAATAAAAAGAATAACACTGTTGAAAACCTTGAATGGTGTACGGCTAAAGAAAATACAAAACATTCTATTGATACTTACCTGAGGACAAAAGTAAAAGCGGTTGATATGTTTTCGGTGCATGGTGACTTTATTAGAACATTCCCAAATACTGCTATTGCAGAAAAGGAAACAGGCATTGCAAAAAGCCATATATGGGGATGTTGCAAAGGTAAATATGGATACAAAACGGCAGGTGGGTATGTGTGGAAATTCCATGAAGGGGGTGTGCAAAATGTCATATATCCCTGATAACTACGATTTATGGGCAAGGCATGATGCAGAGCAGGAAGCGCAATTGGAAAGGCTGCCTGAATGTTCAGAGTGCGGTCATAAAATCCAAGATGAATATGCCTATTACATCAACGGTGAGTGGATTCATGAAAAGTGCATGAAAGAGAACTACAGAAAGGAAGTATCTGATTATGTCGGTTGAAATGATTGTGCTGAAAGATAGGCAGGAATGGTTGAAGAATCGAATGAAATATATAGGTGGGAGTGATTGTGCTGCAATAGTCGGTCAGAATCCGTGGAAAAGTAATGTTGATTTATGGTTGGAAAAGACCGGGCAAGTGATACCACCTGATATTTCAGGCAATCCAAATGTTGAATACGGCATTGAAGCGGAGCCAATCATCCGGGAACTGTTCAAGCTGAACTATCCGCAATATGAGGTTTTCTATATTGAAAATAATTCATGGACTAATAGCAAATATCCTTTCGCTGCTGTCAGTCATGATGCATGGCTTGTTGAAAAGGCAACCGGAAGGAAAGGCATATGGGAATGTAAAACCACAGAAATTGTATCAAGCATGAGCAAAGAGAAGTGGAAAGACCAAGTACCCATGAATTATTACTGCCAATTGCTTCACAGTCTGTTGGTTCGTGAAGATTGCGAGTTTGCACACCTGACCGCACTTCTCACATGGAAATTTGATGATGAAGAGATATATCAGCAATTGAAAAATTACCATATTGAACGTGCAGAGGTACAGGCAGACATTGAATTTTTGGAATCTTCTGAAAAGGAATTTTGGAAGCAGGTGCAGGAAAGGAAAAGACCTGCATTGATATTGCCGGAGATATAGGGGGAGCCAATGCAACAGGAATATACACAATTAAATCTTGCTTACGAAGTAGAAAAGAAAAACAGCAAAGACCATGTGGCAACACCAAGATACGTTGTAGAGGATATATACAAGTTGATACATATTGAGGAATTCAACAATATTTGGTTTCCATTTAACAATTATGACAGTGAATTTAAATTAAAGGCTGATGAACTGAAATTGAAGTATAAGGCAACACACATCTTTGATGATTTAGGCAATGATTTCTTCAAAACGGAACCGCCGGAAGATTGTGATTTGCTTATAAGCAATCCACCTTTTTCAATTCAGAATGACATTATCAGGCGAACATTTGAATTAATTGATGCCGGGAAAGTAAAGGCTTGTTGTTTGCTTCTGCCACTTGCGACCTTGGAAACACCTTCAAGGGCTGAAATCTATGAAAAGTATGCTGACAAGCTTTCAATCTTGATTTTCAAGAAAAGGATAAAATTCTTGGGGCATACGCAGGTATTCAACAAAGGGTGTTGTTGGATTTGCTACAACATCAAACCATTGCTAAAAAACCGGATTTATTGGGTGTGAAAGGTGGTGAATGATGTGAAAGTTTGTGTCAGGGAAACGCTTGAAACGGTTGTTGAAGCAAACAACTTGGAAGAAGCGGAAGCAATGTATAACGATTGCAAAATAGAACTTGAACCTGATGATTTGAAAAGCGTGGAATTCATTGAACTAATCGAAGAATAAAGGCAAAACACAAAAGATAACTATACTTAACAAATTTAAGAAAGGTTATCTATGAAAGAATTTAAAAGTTTCTACAAAGAAGTAACAGGAAACGAAGGTGGCAAGTGCCACTACAACACAAGGCTTGATACATATGGATGCGGATGTTCTCACGATTGTTCATACTGCTATGCAAAATCATTGTTGGATTTCCGGGATTTGTGGGATGCACAGGAACCAAGTGTGGCAGATATTGAGAAAATCAAAAGAAAAATCAGCCGGCTTCCGGCAGGTGTTACGGTTCGTCTTGGTGGCATGACAGATTGCTTTCAGCCGTTGGAAGAATCGTACCGGGTAACATACAACACGATTCAAGCACTAAATGAAAGGGGCATCCATTATCTGATTGTGACTAAATCTGATTTGGTGGCTGCATATCGGCACATATTGGACAAGCAACTTGCACATATCCAAATCAGCACAACGTGGATTCCATGTGAAAAGGCAGTAAGTACAGAAAGAAGAATCAAAGCCATTGAAACGCTTTATGCGGAAGGTTTTGATGTGGCGGTTAGGTTATCGCCTTATGTTCCGCAATTTGTGGATTTTGAACGGTTAAACAGTATCAAATGTAACAAGATAATCATTGAATTTTTAAGGGTGAACCATTGGATCAAGAAATGGCTTCCACTTGATTATTCTGATTATACAGTGAAGCAATCCGGGTATGAACATTTGCCACTTTCCAAGAAAATTGAACATCTGTCAAAGGTAACAGGCTTTGATGAAGTATCAGTGTGTGAGGATGTGACAGAACATTTTGAGTATTGGAAGGAAGCAGTGAACCATAACAAAGATGATTGCTGCAATTTAAGAAAAGGAGAAAGAAAAAATGGAACTGAAAGTAAAAACACCAACATTTCCTGAAGTGATTGAATTTAATTTCAATGAACTGAAGCAGGAAATAACAGAAAGGGCATCTGCTTATGTGAATCTTGTCTACACAGAAGAACAGATTCAGGATGCCAAGAAGGACAGGGCGAATTTGAATAAATTCGTGAAAGCCCTGTCTGATGAAAGAATCAAAATCAAGAAGGAATGCTTGAAGCCTTATGAAGATTTTGAAGCGAAAATCAAGGAACTTGACAAGATTGTCAGTGCTGCCATTAACAACATTGATAGTCAGGTAAAGGGCTATGAGGAAAAGAAAAGGCAGGACAAGCTTGATGAAATCACAAAATTCTTCAATTCAACGGAACACCCGGAATGGCTGCATTTTGCGCAGATTATGAATGACAAGTGGCTGAATGCATCTGTTTCTATGAAGTCCATTCAGGAAGAAATAGTTTCCCGGTTGGAGCAGATTTCACATGATATTGTCACCCTTTCAAATTTGCCTGAATTTGGCTTTGAAGCAACAGAAGTATATAAACGTAGTCTTGATATAAACATAGCCCTAAATGAAGGCTACAGGCTGTCAGAGATAGCAAAGCGTAAGGCGGAGCATGAAGCAGAGCAGGCAAGGCTTGCTGCTGAAGCTGAAGCACATAATGCAGGCAACTTTGCAGCAGAGGAAATACATGCAGAACATTTGAAGGTTGTACCCGTGGCATTCCCGGCAGATGCTATGAATCCACCGGTGGAAGAAGTACCTGCAAAGCAGTGGGTATCATTCAGGGCATTTCTTACAGTGGAACAGGCAAGAGAACTGAAGTTGTTCTTTGATGATAGGGCAATTGAATTTGAAGCAATTTAGGAAGGAGAAGATATGAACAGCAAAAACATTAAAAAGCATTTGAATAATAAATTGCGTGATTGGATTTTCCATATTGATGATGAAAACATCAAGGATATTTTGAAGAACAATGTAATTGTGACAGGCGGTGCGCTTGTATCACTTCTTACCGGGGAAACACTTCATGATTATGATGTGTATTTCAGGACAAAGGAAGCTTGCTTGGCGGTTGCCACCTACTATGTGAACAAGTGGAATAAAGCACATCCTGAAAAACCTGTGTCAGTGAGAGTGAATGAAGAAACAGGAAAGATTGATTGTTTTGTATCTTCCAAGGGCATTGCAGATGAAGATGAAGAAAATGCGAACAGTATTTCATACAATTTTGCTTCCACAGAAGAAGAAATTGAAGAAGCATTGGCAGAAGAACAGGATTCAGAAGGTGGTGAGAAATACAGACCACGATTCATCACAAGCAATGCAATCACATTATCCCACAAGATTCAGATTGTGATTCGTTTTTATGGTGAGGTTGAGGAAATACATAAAAATTATGATTTTGCACACTGCACCTGTGCTTGGAGTTCTTGGAACAATGAAATATTCCTTCCGCAGAAAGCGTTGGAATGCATCATCAATAAGGAATTGTATTATATCGGTTCCAAATATCCGCTGTGTTCCATCATCAGGACACGAAAATATCTTGAACGTGGCTACCACATTAATGCAGGGCAGTATGTGAAGATGTGTATGCAGTTGAACGAACTTGATTTGAAGGATGTAAAAGTCCTTGAAGATCAATTGACCGGAGTTGACACAACATATTTTCAAATGATGGTTGAAGCCTTGCAGAAGCATATGGAAGCAACAGGCGAAAGCAGAGTTGATTCTGCTTATGCTATGGAACTTATAAACAAATTATTTTAGAAAGGAACGGTGATTTTATGATTGATCCTGAAAAGTGGGCTGCTGCATCTGATGAAATGAAGATGAAGGCAGTGGAAGCAATTAAGGCGGTAATGAACGAAAACGCATTGACAAAGGCAG